GTGGTGGTACACTTGACTGTAAAGCTTTTCCAACAAAAATAACATAAAAGTTATCTGTGTTTGCAACGTCACCTGTCATCACTAAGTTTATTCCACTTGCAGTGTAAGCCTTACCAGATCCAGGCTCTTGTCTCACGTTATTAACAAATACCTCTAGCTCATTTGAGTTAGCCACTGCATGTGTTAATGTGTAAGTCTTTCCACCGTTACCAGTTATTGTTTGCTTAATCATGTTACTGAAAGAGCTATTACTTTGATTTCCTATGTATGCCATTTAATCCTCCTAATCGCTTATTGCAGCCACTACAGAAACCCATGCATCAAGGCTATTTGCAGTATCACTTATTACATAAAGCCTATCAGCATTTTGTACAACTACTTTAGCTCCACCGTCTAATAGTTGAAGAGCACCTCCACTTGGGATTGGTGCATCTCTAACAAGGTAATTTCTATTTGCTAAAGTATCATTTCCACCAGCAAGTATTATATAAACCGAAGCTTGGATAGCTGTTGCTGCTCTATTTCCTAAGTTAATACCTACGATTGCATCGTTTGTTGTGAAGTTAGCTCCGTTAGGAATATCTACAGCAGTTGCTCCTATATTTCTTTCAGCGTATCTTTTAAAATTTTGTGCCATTATATTCTCCTATAAAGCTATTGCCATTGCTGTTGCAAATCCTTTTGTTGCAAAGCCACTAGTATTTACTGCAACAATTGCACCCCATGTGCCATCCGCATCACCGCCACTAGGTACGACTTGACAGTATTTTACTGCATTTTCATTTGTGTTGTAATATAGATCACCGACTAATACTTGTTTAGCTGGCGTTGCTCCAGTTTGTGATTGTACTGCTAAAAGATCACTTGCATATGCACCATAGTATATATCATCAAAATCAGCTACTGAATTTGCTGCATCTATTGCATAAGCTCTTGCTGACTTGTAAACATTATCTACTTTACTAGTGCCACTTACAAAGCTAGCCCAGTCTTTAGCAGACCCACCGTTTGCTGCTCCTCGTCTTTGAGCACCAATAGCATATTCTTTGGCACTGTACTCTGAAGTATCTGCTTTTCCACTTGTTAAGGTAGCCCAGTCTTTAGCGTTACCTCTACCTGAGGCGTGATCAACACCATTACCACTTGTTGAACCGTCTCCAACTGCCCATGCTTTAGCTGAAAAATCTGATCCTGTTATAGGAGTACCTTGTATATTTACTGCATACTTAGTAGCGGTTACTGCTGCTGCTTCTGCATCGTCTTTATGATCATCTGCAGTGCTTGCACTGTTAGCTGCACCACTAGCACCATTAGAACCTGCTGCAGCGGTTGCTGAAGCTGCTGCTGCTGCGGCATAGCTTAAAGCTGAGAGTCCTGTAGTTGATCCATCGCTAAGAGTAAAAGTTTGGTTAGCAGCATTAATAGCTAGCTTCTGTGCATCTGCTTTACTATTTGCTGCTGCGGCTGCGGCTGGAACTGCGGCATTTTTTGCAGCTATTGAAAGATCTCTTGCATCTTCAGAAGCACCTTTTGCTGTTACTGCGGCATCCTTTGCTGCTTTTGCTTCTGCTTCGTGTCCATCTGCTAAGTTAGCATCTGCTAAAGCATTTTGTGCACTAGTATTAGCGGCAGTAGCGGCATTAGTTGCAAGCAATCTATCTTCTGCTGCAGCTGTAGCACTATTTGCTGCTGCAGTAACGCTTCCCCCTATTGAAGTAACGTTTTGACCAGTCGTTACTACGTCTGCTTTTGTTAAAACAACATCTGCTTTTGTTAAAACAACATCAGCAGCAGTAGCTACTCTATCTGCGGCAGTTGATACTGCATCAGCTGCAGAATTTGTTGCACTTGTTCCAGCGTTTGTTTCGCTTACCTTAGCTGCTGTTGCAGCCACTTGAGCTGCAAGTACGTCTGCACCTACTAGGTCAGGTATGCCATCTATTTTGGTGTCTCCAAATAATCCTCCATTGGCGGAGTTATCAGTAGCACCTGTGAATTGTCCAGGTCTTGCTGCAGTTGTCATTATATTAACCCTCTTCCATTAAAGTTGACTTGAAGATTACCGCCAGAGGCATTACGCTTAGCATCTTCATCGTTAAGTTCTTTTATCTCATTAAAAAATACTGTACCATACTTTTGAGCTTGATCATCTTCTTGAGTAAATGCAAATATTTCTGCAAGAGCACCCATAAGAATAACTCTTTCATTTTGATCTCTAAGCCAATTAGGTACAAGTGTTCCTATGTACTTTGTAGCAGTGGTATTTGAAAATGTTATGTCTACGTTATTAGCTATTGTTTGATCAGTGTCTATTAATATATTATTTTGGTTTGCTACGTTAAGAACCTTTGGAGGAGCACCAGTTGTTGCATTAGCAACGACTCCTGTTCCTGATAGTTCTTGCCCAACAACAACTGTACCTGACCGACCGTCATTTGTTATTGTTTTACTATTAGATACTGCTACATTTATCTTTGCAGTTATATTACCTGTAGCTGCAGCAATAGCTTCTGCTTGAGTTGCAAATGCTGTTGTGTTAGCTACACCACTAGTTGTTGTAAAGAAAAGATAAGTAGTTCCACCAGTAGTTGTGAGAAAACCAGCATTATAATTTAATACTGTAACTGCGTATAACGCATCTAATGCAGGTAATCTTCGATAGTACATTATTTCCATTGTGCTTGCTGTTCCAGTGGAATTAAATCCAGGAGTTAACAAGACTAAATTTCTTGATCTTGTCCAATAGTTTTGGTTAGCGTATTTTTCGGAATTAACATCGTTGAATGTTCTAACATCAAGCTTTTCGTTAAAGACTCTAAGAACCTTACCAGCACTATCTAATTCTTTTATTTGTATAAATTCTATTAAGTCAAAGGGCAGTTGTAATTCTGTAATAGTAAGACCACTTTGCCCAGTTGATGTTGCTGCAGTTAATAATGTGCTATTATAAATTGCTACATTTTCTAACGGAGGAACACGAAGTGTTCTATACGCTTTATCTGCTGCATACTTCATACAGTCTTGAATGATTGCATCGCTAACAACCTCTTCATCTCTATTAGACCAGTTTCTCACTAGACTAGTAAGCTGTGCATATGTTAATGCCATGTTATACTCCTAACTATTTATTACTAGGTCACGATACTCTGTCATCAAGATCTTTTTTAACTTTGTTAAGTTGGCTGGATTAGTCATAAAGTCTTTATCATGCAAATCTAACTTATGATCTTGCAGTATCTTTATTGCAACAATATCTGGTATTGTAGCCATCTTCCTATATCCACCTTTACTTCTTCCAAAGTAAGATTGTCGATCTCTTTCTCTCTGAGCGTGTTCCTTGTATTGATCTATATTCTGTTCTACACCCCATTGTGACGACTCTAAATCGAACCCTGTCTTCATGCTCTCGTTCGGATTTACAGTCGCACTCTGGATATGCATTTCGTTTATTTTAGCCATGTCCTCAGTCTCCTATTTATGGTCCAACACTTATTTCTGTCATAGCAATAAAGTGTCCACTTCTATTAAAGTAGCCTAATTGTGCCCCAATTCCTGTAGCTAATACTGCTGCTGGTATAGTTGGTGCTCCTGGAGCTCCACCTACATTAGGTGAAAAGTGTGTTACCTTTCTCACTGCACTATTCGTTGTACCACTATTTCCAGCAAACGTAACTGCTGTTTCCGTGATTCGAAAGGTGCACATATTGACTGGCACGTATGTTACTACTGGTGTTGCAGCAGCAGACGAGTGCTTAATATATTGCATTTTAATACCTCCTATGTGTTCCCTTTATTTTGTTTTCCTTTGTAAGAACTACTATTTTTTATATTGTTTTTACTCTTAATCTTTTTCTTCCTAGAGTCTACACCATTAACAAAATATCTTTTATCAGAAACGTTTCTTTTAGTTTCTTTAACTGCCTTATCAAAGTCTGATGATATCTTTTTACCTTCCCCTTTAATAAAGCCCATAACTTTACTTCCAATACCTTGCTTTTTCTTTGTGCCTTTTGTTTGTGGTGGTCCACCTTCCATACGTCCAGGAGTCGGATTAGCACTACTAGTACTTATGCCTTTATTTTTATACTTATTTACTATTTTAGTTCTGTCTTCACCTGCTTTTGTCATAGCATCGGCAGTTGCAGAATTTTTCTTTTTATTTAAAGTAGACGGATTCTTTTTCTTTAATTTTTCTGCAAGAGGGTTTTTATAACCCTTATAAATGTTTTCTCTTTTTGTAAAGCCAGTTGCTTCTCCAATAGTTTGCATAACTCCTTTTGTTGGTATAGTTAAAGATTGACCAACTTTTATGCTGTTAGCATTTTTAATGTTTGGATTTGCTGCTAATAACTTTGATATGGTAGTTCCATTTTTCTTTGCAATAGCTGAAAGGGTATCACCCGATTTTATTTTCATTCTTATCTCCTAATATAAAAAAGGGGAAAGCCAGTGGCATGTGCCTGTTTGACTCTCCCCTTAGGTTAATTAACCTTTAGTTAAGACCATAGATAGCACCACAACCGATTGGGTTACGTACTTCTAAAGTTTGCTCTTCAACCATCATTCCAACAGTGGAATCACCTCTTGCTCCTACATCTACCTCTTTCAAAGGTCTTAGTGTAGCCATAGCAAACCACTGTGGGTCATAGATAAGTGCTGAGAAGTTAGCAACATCAGTTGTTGCACCTAAGGCAGTAGTACCGTTAGTTTGAGTAAACTGTACAGCATTAGTTAATCCCATGATGTAGTTTGGAACTACCATTAGGTCACCAAAGTCTGACATGTATACGTCTACTGACTGTCTTAACTTTCCTTTTTCATCTATATTTCTGATAACGCCAGTATCACTAATCATTAAGTCAGAGAAATCTCTTCTTAACTTTGGTGATATCATTATCTTAGTAGCCTTACCGCCTTGCTCATATATCTGCTGCATAACAGAATCAATTGTTGTAAGGGCTAAAGTTCCTTTTGCTGGTTGTCCTGCTGCTGCTGCATTTGATTTAACGACAGCTGAACCATTACCTTGTGAAGCTGCGGCTGGAACAATCCATCCACCTACAGTATCAACAGTTGCAGCATTGTTTATAAATGATTGATATCCAGATGCTTTTCTTCCAAGTGGAAGTCCAGTTGGAGGATTTGCTAGTGCAGATGTATTGAAAGAATGAATCATATCATGCTCAACGTCTCTTCTTAGCTCTGTTCCTCTTTTCTTTAACTGATATGCATACTCATCTGCAACACCAGCCATATCTACTGCTCTTCTTGTACCAGACACTGCAAGGGCTTTACCATTGATTTGTGTGTAGTTACCAAGACGAGTTCTGTATGGACCAGTTTTATTAAAGAAAGCACCATCTGTACCGATAGCACCACCACCGTTAACAGTTGGAGCAAGCCAATCTGTTCCTTCACCGATCACTGAGTTTCCAGGAACGTCTAATGTATCTGTCTGCCATTCGTGGTAGATAGAAGTTGCTTTTGCTTTTCCGATTGATGATATAAAAGGAGTTTCATCTCTTGTAATCATCGTAATAAAGTTTGCTAGATCTTCTCTTTGAGAAACATCTTTTCCAGTTCCTCTAGTTGGACCTTGAGCACCGTTAGTGCCTCTTACGCCTAGTGTAGCCATTGTAGTTATACCCTCCGAGGTATTATAAGTTTAATGTTTGATTTGCAAGTCCTCGAAGAAAAGTCATTTGTTCTTCATCGGATGAATCCTCTGAAAGAGCCCTACTTCTTATCTTAGACTCTCGATCTATTGTCTTTTGAGTCTTAGTTTTAGATTTTCTTATAGGAGCTTTTTTAACAACTGTAGCCTTTCGCTTAGCAGTACCTTTACTAACACCTTGTTTTAATCGTCTGTAGTCATCTACAAACTTAACTAAAACAGGATCAACGATTGTATCTAAAATAGCTGGTGCTATACCTTCACTTATTGCAAACTCTCTAATTGCAACAGCTGTTTTCTCATTGAAGTCAGGTATCATGTCTGGAATAGCTTTGTTAAAGTTTTCTAACTGTGTATTCCAATCTTGCGTACTTTGTTGTTCAACTTTTTCTTGAACGTTTTTAACTAAAGTTTCTCTTGTATTTCTGGCTTTCCAGTAATTTTTTTGAGATTGTTCTCTCTTATCCTTTAGTTCATTTACTTCATACGTATCACCATCTTTTCTAGCTTGATCTATTTGACCTTCTATGTCGTGGTATTCCTTTGCTAAGGCTTGTTCTTCTCGATATAAAATAGCTGAAGATGCCATACCAATGTTTTCTACTTCTTTAAACTTAGTACCATATTCTTCATCTAATTGTTTTCTTGCATCGCCAAGTTCTCGACCCTTATTAGAAAGATGTTGTTCAGTAGAGTAACCTTTAATAAGATCACTAAACGATACTTCAGTTTCTTTGCCATCTATTTTAATGGCTACCTTTGCATCTAAGTCTAGATCTTCTGTAGAATACACTTCAGCTTCTTGGGTAGACGTATCATCCTCATCTGTAGCTTCTTCTTCTTCAGTTTCAACTTCTTCATCAACTTCTTCACCTTCGGATTCCTCTGCTTCTGGGTCTTCTTCAGCAGTATCTTCCGTGTCTAACTCAGGAACGTCTTGCTCATCGGATAGAGATTCTGTAAACTCGGAGTTTGACACAATGTCAGCCAGCATTTGTTCTTCTGTTCGACTTCCCTCTGCGATAGAGTCATCCGTTAGGGTA